TCTTGCTACTGCAGATACACTACATCCTGACTACAGAGTATCAACTGACTTTGAGCAAGGTTATGTTAGACCAGCTCACTATACAACTCAAGTTCCTCTTACATATAGCACAGCTTCGCAAAACGTTACACAGACTGACGAGTTAATAACACTTCCATATACATCTTCTGTGCTAATTGACCAACCATACGCATCAGCTGTGGAAAACGTTAACCCATTTAACGTATTTACATATGTCGGTGACATAGAGTTATATCCAGAATCAGACAATTGGGTAGATACAACATCATTAAATCCTATCCAAGGACCTGTCGTAGAGGGCAATTTCTTAACTACAGTTAGAGAGTTTAACGCTGATCAAAATGGATTTTCCCCAATACAGTGGAACTCTTGGAAGACAACTTGGACAGGAACATCCACAACTCAAAATATTGGTGCATGGAGAGGTGGCGGTGGTAAAGGTAGACAAGAACAACGTAGAACTGTTACTACAACTTCTACAACAACTACCAAGCAAACTAGAACTGGTATTAGATATAGAGTTACACCTGTAGTTGAGCAACAGTCTCTTGGTAGCAGAGTTGTTTCTGTCGAGCATATTCAGTTTATGCGTTCTAGAAATATTGAATTTACTTGTCAAAAACTAAAACCAAGAACTAAGTTCTTTGCATTCTTTGATGGTATTGCATTACCTAAGAAATTAGTTACTCCAAAAATAATGGGTCTTATTAAGGATCCATCTACTGATGCACAAACAAACAATATTCCATTCCAAATAGGTGAGACAATTCATGTTAAGAAAGGAAATGGTAAGTTCAGATTTAAGGCAAGAGTTGCATCACCTAATGATAACTTCTCAATAAACCCTCTAGATGGCACAGATATCAGTGCTACTGCAGACTATACCTCTAACCTAGCATTTATTAATATTGATACTAAATCTCTTGCAGATCAAGCAAAAGGAACTTACTATGGATCACCAAAACTAAATGATTACTTAGTTGGTGAAACTAGTGGTGCTATTGCAAAAGTATCTAATAAAGATATGGTTACTGATAAACAAGGTAATCTTAGAGGTTCATTCTTTATTGATGCACCTAACACTGCGGGTAATCTTAAGTTTAAAACAGGTACAAAACTATTCAGACTTAGTGACTCTGCCTCTAACAGTAAGGTCGTTGGTATATCTGATTCTAATGGTGAAGCAGAATTTGAGTCATCTGGTATATTGCAGACTACACAAGAGACAATCATCTCTGTTAGAAATGCTAAGATTACATCTGAGGATCAGTATGATTCCAGAACATTAACCAGTGTTACTGAGACATCTGCAGAAGAGACAAGATGGACTGACCCACTTGCACAAACATTTTTGATTGAAGATTCTAATTTAGAAGGTGGAGTATTCTTAACTAAGATTGACTTATTTTTCCAACAGAAAGATGCTGAGATTCCTGTAGCAATTGATATTAGAACTGTAGAAAATGGTACTCCTACACAAACAGTATTACCATTCTCTAAGGTAGTTAAGCAAGCAGCTGATGTATTTGTATCCAGTGACGCTTCAGTACCTACTACATTTACATTCAAAGCACCAGTATTCATTCCATACAGAACTGAACATGCTATTGTGGTTACATCTGACTCTAATCAGTTCAAGGTATTCATCTCGCTTCTTGGTAAAGATGCTATTGATGCAGCACATCAAGGTGAGAAAATATCTGAGCAACCATATATCGGTGTTCTATTCAAGTCACAAAACGCATCTACTTGGTCTCCTTCTCAGTTTGAGGATTTGATGTTTAAGATGTATAGAGCAGAGTTTACACTTCCATCAACAGCAGCACCTAGTAAACTTATACTAGAGAATGCACAGTTAGGAGAACAGAATGGTGGTTATCTAAACCTTGCAACAAATACACTTAAGACTACAGCTTCTAGTGATGAGATCAGAGTATTCCACAGTAATCATGGTATGCAATCTGCATTGAATTATGTCAAGGTTACAGGAGTGATATCGGAGGTAGCAGATACTTCTATTAATATGAGTGGAAACTTTACATCTACTGGAACAACTTTGACAGTGGCAGATGCCTCTCAGTTCCATACAACAATAGGTGGATCTGCTGTTAGTTCATCTAATCTTGGATTTATTAAGATACTTGGAACTGCTGAAGATGGTAGTGGTGACGAGATTCTTGCATACGAAGCAATAAATGGTAATGATATTACTATCAACGCTTCTGGTAGAAATCATAATGGTACATCAGGTTCTGGAACTGGACTAGCACACGCAGATAATGCAGTGGTACAGTGCTATAACTTTGATGGTATACCTCTAACATTAGTTAATACTACACACAATTCTACTACAGGTGGACTTATATCAATTAATAGTCCTCATAGTTACAACCTTAAGATTACAAATAAAACTGCTACTACTGGTATTACTGGTGGTGGATCAAATATAGTTGTATCTCAGAACGTTCCATGGGATGCTATTACACCTCAGATACAAAGTCAGTTAGAACCTAAAACTAGTATGGTTACTAGATTGTTAGGTACAAGTGGAACATCTTGTGGTCCTTTCCCATCTGGTGCAAGTGCAGAAACATCCTTTACAAAAGATACCATATACACTGACGTTACTGTTGGTGAGGAAAACTATTTTGGTGCTACTAAGGTTGTTGCAAATGAACTAAATGAAATCAATAGAATGAATAGTACAAAGTCACTAACCATGGAATTGAATTTAAGTTCCGAAGTTTCACACTTATCTCCTGTTGTTGACTTAACTAGATGCTCAGTTATTACACACGCTAACCAATATAATAACATTGAACCTACAGCTGGTATTGGTGGAGAGTGTGCGGGTAACTATATTACTAAAGTTGCTAGATTAGAAAAGAGTGCTACTGGACTTAAGGTAATGCTCGCAGCTAATACATTTACACAGTCTAAGATAGTTGTGATGTATAAGTTAGTTCCAGTTGGATATGCAGGAAACCTAGACGAACTAGAATTTAGATTCTTCAATAGTACAGGTGTACCAGACAACGGTGCTTTAGTTCCTCAGAATGATCTAACAACATTTACTGATTACGAGTATACTATAGAAGACACTGATGAGTTTGATGCTTTCCAAGTTAAAATCAGTTTACTCAGTTATGATCAACCATACATACCTAGAGTTAAAGACTTCAGAGGTATCGCTTTAGCATAATGGAATTACTGCCAGTTGAAGGACATACATCATTGGGCAGAGATCCAGAGTCAAATGCGATTCTGAATACAGATACTTCTGGGTATGATGCTTATTTAAAAGCAAGAGAGAACGCAAAGAAGAAAGATAGAACTTTAGCTGATTTACAAGCAGAAGTTGCGGAATTAAAAGAAATAGTAAAAGGTTTAGTTGTAAAAGAGGATAAATAATCAGGAGCTAAATAAATATAGGAAATTCTTTGAACTATGGCTTCTGCTGTATCTAACCTCATAATATATCAAGGTGCCGATTTTATCACCGATTTTACTATCGAGAATGATAACGGGACTTTGTTTGATTTAACTGGATATACAGTTGCGTGTAAGATAAAGAAACACTATACAAGCAGTACGTCCACTACTGTGACTGGAGCAATATTGACTCCTGCAACAGCTGGACAAATTCAATTATCTCTTGGCAACGCTGTCACTACCGCAATGAAGGCGGGGAGATATGTATATGATGTCGTTATTACTTCGACCACTGGGCAAAAAACGCGAGTGCTAGAAGGTTCTGTAAGCGTACTTGAGGGAGTAACACTCTAATGGCAAGATTAAGATTTGGGGATCAATCAATTCCAAAGGTCACACGTGTCGCAGCTGGTGGCGGTGGTGGTTCACTTGGAGGACTGTCTGATGTAGATTTGACAGACACATCTCAAGGTGGATTAGCGAACGGATCAATGCTTGTTTACGATCAAGCACAAACAAAATTCGTAGCAACGAATGTCTTAAGTAACGTGACAATTAATGGAGGTAGCTTCTAATGGCATCAAATATCCTAATTAAAAGGAGTACTGGATCAGTTGCACCAGGTACCGTTACGTTCGGTGAACTAGCAGTAACAACAGGTGCTAATGGTACTCAAGCAAACGCAGGAGACAGACTGTTTGTTGGAGACAACAATGGTGCTGCTCAAGTTGTAGGTGGTAGATATTTTATGGATATGTTAGATCATGTCCATGGTACACTTACAGCAAGTTCATCTGTCTTAGTAGACAGCAATTCAAAAATAGATCAATGGAATGTTGACGACATTACTCTCAACGCAAATGTCATTACAACATCAACCACTGACGCAGATTTAATTTTCCGTGCCAATGGCACAGGTAAACTCGTCATCGAAGACGGGCAAGAATTAGAATTCGGAACAACTGGTGATGTAGAACTAGTCTTTAATGACGGTGATGCAGCATTAGATGTCAAGAGAGCAGCTGGTTCTCCTGACTTACGTATACAGGATGATATGCGTCTGTACTTCGGTACTAATAAAGACGGTGGAATCCGATATGATGAAACAACTCTTGATAAAGTAAGAGTAGATGGTGCTGATTGGGAATACGATAATGGCGTTGCCATTAAAATTTCTGATGTAACTGCATCTACTACAAGTACAACTGGTGCCTTCCAAGTCGCTGGTGGAGCGGGTATCGCTGGTCAAGCCTCTGTAGGGTCTCTCCTCGTTGAAGGGGATGCTACAGTAGGCGATGCCAGTGGCGATAATCTGACTGTTAACTCCACTACGGTTTTTGAGAATGGCGTTACCTTCAACGGAACAACAAGTATAAACGCTGATATATCTCAAACAGGACAGTTTTCAATCGACAGTCTGAAGATGGATGGCAATGTTATCTCTACCACATCTGGTACAGAGATGATAATCGACCCATTTCCAGCTGGTGGTGATGCTGAAGGTTTAGTTATTATTAAAGGTGACTTACAGATTGATGGTACTACAACAACTGTTAATAGTGCTTCAATGTCTGTCAATGATCCTACAATTGAATTAGGTGATCCAACATCTGTATTGACCTCACAAGGTTCTACTGGTTCTGGATCAAGTACAATTGTAGTTGATAAGGTAACTGGAATTGCTGCAGGAGACGCAATCACTGCTGCATCAGGAATACCTAGTTCAACAACAATCTCTAGTATTAATACTGGAACTAAGACTCTTACATTGTCTCAGGCAACCAATGCTGTTATCGCATCTGGTACTACATTAACCGTTACTAGATCAAGTAATGATGCATTAGACCGTGGTGTTAAAGTACACTACTACACTGGTTCTGCTGCTAAATTTGGTTTCTTCGGTTATGACCGTACAGGTGGTGCTGATGGAAACGGTGCATGGACATTTATTGAAGATGCAACAGACACAGGAACTGTATTTGGTGTAACAGGTAATCGTGGTACAGTTGTACTAGGAGACCTAGAATTAGATACAGACTTGGAAGTACAGTTTGGTGGTACAGGTGCAGGGCAATTTGTCCAGAACGGTATCATATATGGTAACAATACAGGAGCATTACAAGTAACCTCAGCTGCTAACATGGCATCACCTGGCACAGGTGACGACGCCACAACTTCATATCAAGTTCTTACAGTAACATCTGCGGGTGTGCCTGTATGGACGAATACCCTCGATGGTGGAACTTTCTGAACTACATTAACATGAACGTACAACTTGTTATTAACACATTACAAAAAAAGATTTCTGAACTGACTTTAACAAATGTGATGCTGGAAGCACAAATCTTAGATTTGCAAACCCAGTTAAATACTATAACCGAACAAAATTCTAATGAGAATGCTTTAGATGGCAACGAGAATCAAGCTAAAGAGATCGAGCACAGCAGCAGCGGCTCCGACGACTTCCACACTCCTTGATGGTGAAGTTGCGGTAAACACCGCTGATAAAAAGATCTACGTCAGAGACGGCTCAAGTATAGTCGAGGTAGCAAACGCTGAACCTGCAGTTGGTGAAATCACCACTGCGATGCTTAATGCAGATATAACCAACGGACAAGGTAATACGTATTATGTTGCAACAGCAGGATCAGATAATGATTTGCTAGGTCATGGTGGTGTAAATGGTAAACATCCTGACACTCCATTCCTTACAATCACAAAGGCACTTTCAAAGTGTACATCTGGTGATGCAGTTATAGTTGCACCTGGTGAATTTCAAGAGACGTTTCCATTAACAATTCCTGATGGTGTTACATTACGTGGTACAAACTTACGTGCGACAAAGATAAAACCAACAAACGCAACGCAAAGTAATAACGCAATAGTTTTAAATGGTGATTGTCAAGTATCTGATTTGACAATTAAAGATTTTTTATATAACAGTAGTGGTGATACTGGGTACGGTTTTGTATTAGGAACCTCAGTAGATTCAACCACAAGTCCTTATGTTGAAAGAGTTACAGTAACAACTAAGGGTAGTACAGTATCTGGTTCAGATCCTTACGGATATGCTCAAGGGGATGCAGGACGTGGTGCTAAGCTTGATGGTGCCAACATATCTTCCTCTTCGCAACATGCTTCTGTACTATTCAATGAATGTACATTTATTACACCTGGTAATATTGGTTTACTTGCAACTAATGGTATTAGAGTTGAGTGGTTAAATTGCTTCAACTATTTTGCATCTATTGGTGTACAAGGTATTCAAGGTGCTACAGGTAAATATGGCACAGGTCAAACAAGATTAAAATTAGGTGGTACTGCTGGTACATTTAACACAAGTGAAGTTGCATACCAGTTAGAAGATGGATTCCAGTCAGGAACATATACTAGATCAGGAAGCACTGTTACTTTAACAAGAACAGCACATGGTTTAGTATCTAACGATTACATCTATGCAGACTTTATCAGTGGTGGTGCTCTTGATGGATTTTATCAAGTAACTAAAGTAGATAATAATACCGTAACCTTTACATCAGGTTCTGGCACTATAACCACTAGTAATGTAACTTATAAAAAAGCAGTTGGTCGTGGTGTTGTTGCATCTAATGATGGAACTTACATCTATATCAATGGTAAAGGCACTGGTGAATTTGTAACCACAACAAAACCATCAAAGATATTAAGTAGATTTGGTGATACACAGATTGACACTGCACAAAGTAAGTTTAGTGGTGGATCAATACTATTTGATGGTACTCAGGATAACTTGCAAGTTCCTGCAGATGGTGACTTTGGATTTGGTACTGCTAACTGGACTCTAGAAGCGTTTATACGCCCTACTAGTGTTTCTGGTATACAACGTATCTTTGACCTAAGAAACGCCTCTGCGACGGACACAGCACCCACTGTGTATATGAATGGAACTGCACTACATTTTGCAGTAGGTAATACATCTCAAATCAGTGGTGGAACTCTTGCAATCAATACTTGGTATCATGTTGCTGTTGCTAGAAGTGGTGGTACAACAAGATTATTCTTAGATGGAACTGAACTAGGTTCTAGTTACACTGATGGTAATGATTATGGTGCATCAAAACCTGTGGTTATCGGTTCTAACTATGACACATCATCTCCTACAGAAGCATTTGCAGGAAATATTGATGAGGTAAGAATTAAGAAAGCACAGGGTTCATACTCTGGTAACTTCACACCTACAACTGGAGAGTTCTCATCAGATCTTTACACTGTACTATTACTACATGGTGGTGGTAATGATGCAACTACAACATTTACTGACAGTTCTGGTGGAACATCAGATATCAGATCAAGTGGTGGTGACTCTGCTACTGTCGTAACAACTGCTGACTATTCTCAGTTTGGTGCTGAATTACGTTCAGCTGCATCTGCATGTGTATATGGACAGAAAGGTGTACAGGCAGACGGTGCTGGTGTAAAACTTATTCTTTCTGGACATAACTTTGGTTATGTTGGTTCTGGTGCTGACTATACTAATGACCCCTCACTTGCTACTCAAGCAAATGAAGTAGAAGAACTCAATAGTGGTAAAGTATTATATTCATCTACAGACCACGAAGGTGATTTTAGAGTTGGTGATGCACTTACAGTTGATGCTTCTACTGGTAACGTACAGTTTGCTGCAACATCCTCAGCTCAGTCAGCTGCTAATATTACTTTAAGTGACTCAACTGGTACTACAAACATATATCCTGCATACATTGAGACAGGTAATTTACGACTAGCGGGCAACAGTGTTACATCTACATCTGGTAAGATAATTCTTGACCCTGCTGGTGACGAAGACATAACTCTAAATGGTCAAGTTATTGCTCCAGAGAATATCTACTTTGCTTCTAATAGATTAGCATCTATCATCGGTACTGGTAACTCTTCTTGTGCGTTTACTGTTGGTTCATACACACAAGCTGGTTTCTCCTCTTATGGTATTTTCTCTAACAAGAACTTTGCCATAAACAAAAAGTCATTAAACCTTACAACTGGACTTACTATTACCAACGAGGGTACAGGATACGATGCGGGTAATTATCAAGCACCTCTACTATCAAACCCAGACCAAGTTGCTACAGCAACTGCAACCTTAGCAACCAATGGTGCTATCGGTGATATCACTGTTAGTAATCCAGGAAATGGATTATATCAATTAACTCCTGACATATCAGCAAACTTAACTCCTGTAAGTGGAACTATAAGTTTCTTAGTTACTCTTAGCACAGCTGCAAGACTTGCTCAGATTGCAATTGTAAGTGGCGGTGCAGGATATAGTTCACCTAACCTAACATTAGCTGCTCCTCCAACACAAGCATTTGATGCTAACTCTGCTATATCTACATCTGGAAACACAATTACTTTTACATCATCTTGGATTGATAATGGTGATCAAGTAACTTATGATAACAATGGTAACTCAGATTTAAACGGATTAAGTAATGGAACCTCTTATTATGTTGTAAATGCAGATAAGACTAACAACACTATACAGTTGTCAGCAACTTCTGGTGGATCTCCAATATCATTGACTGCAGCTGCAACTCCAAATGAGTTACACAATCTCCAAGGTATAACTGCTACTGCTACTGCAACTGTTACTGCAGGATCAATTACAGCAATTACTGTTAATAATCCAGGATCTGGATATGTAACTGGTGCTGCACCAGCTCTTACTATCAGTGAAACAGGTGCAGGAATTACTGACGCATCTCTTACTGTTAATCTTGGATCAAGCATCAACACTGTCGCTACAACTGGAAACGCAGTCTACACTACTACACCAACTTTAACTGTTACTCCGAATACTAACGATCCAACTGGTTCTGGAGCAGTATTGACAGTTGCAAACATGACCTATGAGGTTGCTACTGTTACTCTGAATAATGGTGGTTATGGATATTCAGAAATACCACAAATATCATTTACAGGAACTAGTCAAACCACTGCTATTGCAACTGCAGTTCTAGACACAGAATTAGGTCAAGTATCATCAATAGCTCTAGACTCTGGTGGTGCAGGATATTTAACAGCACCAACAGTTAATATAAATGGTGGTTCTGGTTCTGGAGCACAAGCAAGTATTATTGTATTACCTTTTGGTGGTAATATTTTATCTGGTGGTTCTGGATATGCAGTTGGAGTTTATCAAAACGTATCACTGACTGGTGGAGATGGAGTTGGTGCTACTGCAACTCTGACTGTAGCTGGTTTACAAGGAAATATAACAACAGCTGGTACTGGAGGAACAGAACAAACATATCAACAAATTGACATATATGCAAACGCTCCTGCTGCAACATATCCAGTAACTGTTGCCAACCGTGGATTAATGGAGATGGTAGCAAATGGTGGATTTACAGGAAGTGTAAGTGTAGGTGATACTGCAACTGGTGCAACTTCTGGTGCTACTGCAACTGTCTCATATGTTGATGGAGTAAATAGTGAGTTTGTTTACTATAATCTAGCAACAATTGCTAACGGACCTTTCCAACAAGGTGAGGTGGTTAACTTCACTAGTGGTGGTAGTGGAACGTTAGATACAGCACCTATTGAGACATACAGATATTTTATAGACACAGGATCTGGTGCAGTTGAAGCACCTGATCTAACCATGGTTAGAGGTAACACATATCGTTTTGATATGTCTGACAGCACTAATACTAACCATCCATTATCATTAGATGGAACTTCATTAGCAGATACTGCAAACTTTGCTGTTAGAAGTTATGGTACACCTGGCACAGCGGGATCTTTTGTTGATTTTGTAATTAAACAAAACGCACCAGCAAGCACAAATACAGTTTATTATACTTGTACTCAGCACGGACAATCCATGTCTGAGAGTTCTTTCATCACAATTACTACTGGAGCTGCTGGAGTATATGGTGATGGTGGTCAGATAGACGTTACTGTTGGTGGTAGTGGTGGAGTTACCGCTGTTGCATTTACTATAGGACAACAAGGAACTGGTTGGAAAGCAGGAGACGTTATTAAAGTTGCCAATCCATCTTTAATTGGTAATAATACTGGATTCACATTTACTATTACCTCTAACGACACAAGTATTAGTTCTTTGACTGATATTGTATCATCAGGTTCT